GCTGTCTTGAGTAAATGATGTTCTAAATCTTTCTGCGTATTTAGGATGTGTTGGTCTACTCATACAACCATAACGTAATGCATCATAAGCATGATCCTCTGCATTCGTATCTACATCTTCGGGATTCTTATCATCTGTTGGTAATGAACCTAAAGTTCTAATTAGATTTTTACAAGTTTTAAATATTCTAACGCCTGGCTCTTTGTCATTTACACGCAAACGTTTATGTATTTCTAATTTACCATTAATTCTGCTTTTAGGTGATCTATCTGATGGTCTCCATCTACAACCATTTCTAATCATAGTCTCTGCAATACTTGGACCTACATCACCTCTCTTTGCCCATGTACTAGAATCTAATACACCATAGTGTATATATTCTCCATTCTCTAAAGTTAAGACCTGACGTGCAAAAGTATCTGCTGTAACTTTTTTAGTATATAGTTCTCTATAAATCCATAGATTATTATTATAATCAACAGCAAACCATAAAACACAAGCAGGAGAAGAATAACCCCAGTCAGCAGCACGAAACTTATACCAACCTCTAGGTATTTCAAAAGGTTCGACCACATGGGTTGTTTTACTAAATTCTGGAAAAGCTGAGTCTTCATATGCATCCCAATCTCCATCTAAAAATTGTTTACGTTGTACTTCTGGTAAAGATGCAAGCATAATGTAATAATCATCAGTCTGCATCAGATAAGGATTATCTTGTAACTTAGCTGGTATAAATCTTCTAGTAATATATTTTTTTCCGTTAGGTGTATCTATCCCTACATCAAACGCTGTATTTGGTTCACTGGGTTCAACAAACATTTCTCGTACCCATTGTGATCCTACGTTTCCTGGATTTCCTGTTGCTCTCATATAGACAGGAATTGTCTTATCAACGGATCTTAAAGAAGATCTTAAAAAATTATATATATCTGGCGAAGGATATTGTGGAAGTTCGTCTATTCCTATCCATGTGTATGATTGACCTTGGTATCTCAAAGCGTCTGTCATGTTCTCTGCGTAACCAAACTCTATCTTTGCCCCTGATGGGAATCGCCACTCTTTTTCTTGTTCTCTCCATTTTGCACCTGGATATGCCTTTCCATATAACAACTGAGACTTTTGAATTAAGTCTCTTAGTTCAGGCATAGTCCTCCTTACTAAGAGTGCTCTGTGATTTGCATTTGCACAGTAGCGTAGCGGATCGACTAGCATCGCATATGATTTTCCACCGCCTCTTGCTCCACCATAAAATACTTCTCTTTCAGAAGCTGCAAGAAATTGTGTCTGTGGACCTGAGTTAGGTTTAAAGATTACATCTTGCTGATTTATGTGCTCTTGCACATTTTTTGGAGCACTCTCGATTATGTCCTCTGTAAGAAGTTGAGTTTCTTTTCCTGTTAATGCTTTGTTTATAGTTAACAGTTTATTTTTTGTATTTTCCGCTGCTTGTTTAGCAGAACGTAGAGTTTGTTCTGCCTTTGCAACCTTCTTACGAGTGCGAGCTAGAATCTGTTTGACTGACTTCTTGGCTTTCTGTTGAACTATTCGCTTCGGTTTCGGTGGTGCTATTTCTTGCGAGTCTTTTTCTGAGTCCGACATGTGATATGTATCTTCCTGTTTTTCTATGTAGCCATTGAGCTGTCTCTCTTAACGAACAAGTCTTTGAATATTCTCGTGCTTGGTCAAGAGCTTGTAATTCTTCTTTCACAGGTTCCAGATAATTAGGATCTTGTGACTGTTTAAAGCCAAATGGAATGGTCCTAGCTCTTCTTTTGATCTTTATCGGTTCCATCTTTTGGCGGTAATATAAATATTCCATGCATTGCTTTCATATTTATATCTAATTGATCTTTTTTTACAATTCCTACCCTATCTAACAAAGAGTTAGCAGCTGCTAGACGAATATTAGAGTGTGGTGTGGTCCCGTCTTCGTCTAGTAGGTCTGTTAACCGAGTAGCTGCTTTGGCAGAGTGTGTTGATAGGTGGATCTCCGCCAATTCTGTAATCTCTTTTTTTAAATTTCGTATAACTTTTGGATAACTATGCTCTGAGTAGCCTGCTATTCTTGCTGCTTCTCGTGGATTTCCTCTTGCTTCTCCGAAAAGTACGTCTAGAAACTTTTCCTGCATATCGGTTAAGTTTCTCTTTTGAGTTTTTACTATAGAAGAACCCGTGTCTTGCATTAATTATCTCCATTATTTCCTTAAAAGGAAGTTTTTTTGTTTTTTCTATGTCTAGATCTAGCATAAATTTTATATTATTCGTGACGACCCCTTTTGTCTTATTAGATATGTGCGTGTATGTGTGTCCTTTGAATAATATATACTTCCTATTATAGTGCTTATATTCAATTTTGTCAAGTATTTTTTTAAAATAATTACATCTGCGTCAATTTGGTACTAGACAAAATTGGAAAAGAGGTGTATAATGTTATTAGGACCCCCAGGGGAGCCTTTACATCTATAGGGTATGTATTTGTACAACCCCCTAGGGGATACTTAGGTAGTTTTATAGGAATATTGTCGGAATATTTAGCCCTAAAATATGGCCACTAGGTGGTTTACATGGACTTTGGGTATTTTCTGGTAACTGGGTATGTATGTATATATGGGGTACCCGTGTCCCCTGCGTATCCCTTAGAGCTTTGGGGGTCAATCACATATACAAAAAATAATTTCTATTAGATAAAATGGTGTAGCCCCAAAATTTCCTTGAGGTTTTTTTGGGTTAACACTTGGGAGAGATTGGGGGAGAGTAAATTTTTGTAGCTATGGTGTACCTTGTTAATCACTTAATTATTTTTTAAGACGCACAAAAAAAAACCCCCCTGTATTACGAGGGGGGCTTTAAGTTTTAGTTTAAATGTTGTTAAGCTATTTTTTTTACATCACCATTTATATCACTCTCATATTTTGCAAAAGTATTTCTAATCATCGCAAAATCAATCAAGCTATAACTACCAATAACACCTGCGTCTTCGTCAGTAATTCTCTCAGCAATCTTTTGAGGGTTTTTACTTTCACAAATGTTTTGCAAGTCTTCCAAAACTTTTAATGCACTTTTTAAAGTAGCACTAATATTTTCTTTTGGTTTTGCATTTGGTCTTTTTGTAGTCGGATATTTTGTAGCCCATATTGTATTAATTGCACTCGGTACAATTTGGACTAATTCCTCACTATCATTTTTTACTTTTTTCTTTCCACCCTTTTGACCTTTTTTAGTTTGTTCAATGTAAGGTGTTGCGATCTTATCCATAACTAGAATTTCATTATCTTTTGTAATTTGAAATTCATTTGAATTGTCATAAGTCATAATTGCTAATCTTACTGCCATTGTAACTGATAATTCAAAGTTTTGGTTAAGGTCTTTTTTTCTGTCATAACCTGCTTGATTAAAACAATGACCTCTTAAAAATTTCATTGTCTTCCAATCAGCTATTTCAGTTTTATTTTGTAGCATTTCAGTCATAACTGAATTGACTGCTTTTGCTAACATTGGAACAATGTCATCTCTTAAAGACCTACTTAAATTTCGGGCTTTAATTAATGCCTTTTTTAATTGTTCATTTGATTTTAAGCTGTCCATTAAATCTTCATTTTTAATGTCTTCAGCTTGTTCAAGCATATTTTTATTTTTGCTCATTTTAACCACCTTTTTATTAATATAATTAAACCAATATAATTTATTTATATTTATAAATTTAATCATCTTAAATTTGTATAGATTTAAAATAGTTATGTCCACTAATTATTAAATTTTTTTTAGAGTTATTTTTCGCTAACTTGTATAATTATGTCGCACCCTTATTGAGATTGATAATCATTCGCAATACAACTTTTAAGTGTATGCAATTATTAGATATCTAATTTTTGCATAGCTTGACTCTACCTATGCAGAATTGACATACCTCATTTGTAATGTTATATTATAACAATAAACAAACAATGGAGAGTTAAAAAAATGTCTGATAAATATAAACCAAATGAAATGGAAAAGGAATTTTTAACAAGTGTTAAAAGTATTTCTATTTCATTAAAAGAAATAAAAGAGCAATTTATTATTAAAAATAAAATAGATAGTATAAGAATTGCTTTTAATTTAACTGACAATAAAACCTTTAGTACATTAACAAAAGAGCAATCAAAAAAAGTAATGCGAGAAGTTAATGGGCAATTAAACAATATAAGTGAAAGTATATATGGAAAGTAATTTGATTATATATACAGGAATAGCCCTCATAATTTTGGGGGTTATTCTTTATGGTGTATCTAGCTTTATGATTAAAAGAATAGAAAAAAGACAACGAGAAATAAATAGATACATATTTGAAATAGTAAGACCAAAACCAAAGGGAAAGAAATAATGTACATATTATATTCAATAAACATTATTGTTTGGACATACCTATTAATACTCTGTATTAAGTCATTTGCTTGACATACCAAATAAAAAGTCGTAGGATTTTCTTATGATTAAGAAAGGAGAAAATACTATGACTGGTAGTGTTGCTATATTTTTGTGGGCAACTATTGGAATGTTAATCGTTGCTAACTTTTTTTAAAAAGGAAAACATAATGGAAAGTGAAAAGTGAAACCCCTTGTGTCAGCTTGACGCAGGGGGTTTTTTGTTATAGTATGTATAAATAACAAGGAGTGATTATGTTAATCAAAGGCGACCAACAAAACGATTTGAGAACATATAGGTTTTCAAATGGTTATACAATGCGAGAAACAATGCTACTTATGGCATTGAAAACACAAGCGACAACTGGTTTGCTTATGACTAATCCTAGAGTAACTGGATATAGTTCATTTGCAAAAGCAGTTATTGGTGTATTTAATTTAGGAAACAATACACCTAAAACTTGTAAAAAGTTATATCAATATCTAGTTAAAAGGGGATATTATGACCGACCAAACGGATAGATTGATTGATGAAGTACAATCAAAAAACAAAGCTGAAAACTATGAGAGAGAGAACACTATCAAGCTACATACACTACAAGATATATGGAATGAAACTAATCAGCTTGATAATATTACAGAACATATGATGAGAAAATTTAAAAGTATCTTATCAAGATAACCGACTTTTTTAGCTCTCTCTATAAAAAAGACAACCCCCTTTGTGCTTGACACATTGGGGGTTTTTTTATATACTGATACTATTATGAAAACAAAAATAAAAATGACTAAAAAACAATTAAAAGCATACGAAGAACATTACAAACAAGTGCGAAAGGCTTTTAGACAAATGGATAAAATATGTAAAAGATTTAATATTAGCCGAGTAGAATTTATAAAGAAAGCATTATTATGATGACAAAACAAAACTACATAGCGATAGCTACTATATTAAATAAATATAGTGATGCAGAGCATATGATATTATTAAAACTTTGCCAATACTTTAAGGAAGATAATCCTAATTTTGATGCAGATAAATTTTTGGATATGGTAGGGAAAGATAAAATTCCTGAAGATGGTATAGTTGTAGATGAATTAACAATAGGTATTGAATGACAAATTTAGCAAGACAAGTACAATTAAAAATAAAAAAGTTTGATGAACTTATGATTGAACTTAAAATGAAATACCTAAAAGATTCTGTGTTCTATTCTGAACTACATAAGCTAGATGAAAAAGTACAAGAGATATCAAAGCTAGTTGACAATAACAAAGATTAATGCTATAACATATATTCCTAACAAGGAGAACATATATGTCAGATAA